ATCCGTCCTTTTGTCAGCAACGAAACGCAATCTCCTTCGAGATAAATAGGATTCCCAAAAGATCCTGTTGGATTTAATGGGTTTGGTTTGTTCTGCGTTCTTGCGCCGACGCCGTAGAACGTATCTTGCGTTGTGTTTGTGATCGTCGCTGTCGCTTGAGAAGCGCCAAGAGTCACTACAAAAGAATTGACAACTGCTACATTTCCTTCCGTAGCTGTGACGGTAAGAGTATGATTGCCAGCTCCACCAACGACTGCGGAAGCAATGTTTGGCTGGGCCAGAATAGCAGCAGCGATGGTGTTCATTGTTGCCAGATGTGAGGTGGCAAATGTAATGGGTGCCAGAGCGACGCCATTGACACTGACGTTAATCACATTGGATGTCACTAGATCTCCGCTGAGAACAATCGTTGATAGATTGGACTCAGGAAGACGGACAACGTAGTCTTGGCCAATGACTTTTGCCAGTCCAAGACCGGTATTGAAGCTTTCGAATGCTATTGGAGAGAGGACATTCCTGAAGCCTGAATCGGCTAAAAGGCCTACACTCCCGACATCCATTAAAAAGGGATAACTTAGTTGTGGCATGGTACTTTACCTCCGAGCTTATAGCCGTTTTTCATCTTGTCGATCATGGCCTGACGCGCGAATTGGGCATCTTGATCTGGCTGATGATCTAATTTGGTTCTGTATTCGACAGGCTTTGCAATCACTTGGGATTGCACAGGCGACATGTCTTCAATCAGAGCATCGAATCTTGCTTGAATGTAGAGATCGCTTTTGCCATCTAGATTGGCGTTCTTTTGCCGCGCCTTGATGATTTCTTTTTTGACTTCTAAGTCAGGCATCTCATCAACTCTGGCTAAGGTTTTAGCGTCCAAGACAGTCTCTGCAATTTTCTGCAGCTTAACCCGCTCTTTAACGAGATTTCTGATATAGGCTGAGTCCATGTTGTTGTACTTCAGGTTTTCCGTTTTTTCCTTTTCTTGAGGCTTAGATGGCACTTTTTCTCCATTTGGAGCTTTCACTGTCGGCTCATGGGTCGCATGAGGATTTTCTTTCGACATGTACCCCACCTCTTTTTCTTCCTTTTCTTCAGCAGTCTCTTCGTCTTCGCTGTTCATTGAGTTGAGTTCTGCTTCCAATTTGTCCTTTTCTTCCTCGATTCTTCTTTTCTCTTCCTCGAGATTTTTGATACGAGCTATGAGCTGTTCCACACGATCAGCTACATTGTCCTCCATCAAAACCTCGTCATCATCGAATTTAACTTTCCTTTTAGCCATGATGGCCTCCTCTCTTAAGATTTCTTCTGCATCGCAACTGTCTAAAGCTATTCTTGCCTCGCTGCCAGCTCTGGCATTGTCGACAATGCTTAAGTGATTGTATTTGATATTGGTCTGACGGAAGTTGTAGGGTTGATCGTTATAACTGCCCTCTTCCGGAATAAGGTCGACGGTGTACCCTAAGGAAAGTTCTCTTCTGTTTCTTTCGGTAACTTCCTTGACACTGTCTAAATCTGTAATGACGAAATTGGAGAGGATGAATTCCCCATCATGAGTGATGGTTTCCCCTGTGTAGCCGATCGCAAGGCGTTTGGCGTTTTCAGCCGTGACGAGTCTCTCTTGCGGATGCCCATTAGTGAGTGGGATCATCTTCATGCTGTTCAGGCTGTCATTTTTTAATACATCGTCTGGATGGCGAAGTTCTTTGCGAATGGTTCCATCTGGATTTTTATAGAGAAAAACGCCGGTGCGAGTGACGACCGCATTTGCTTTGATATAGCCTTCTTCTGTAACGAAGGCATCGCCTTTGACTTGTCCTCTATCAAAACGGGCAACATCGGTTAGCTTCATTAATCCACCAAATATAAAATCTTAATAAATAATAGGATGGGTAGCTGGATGTCTGTTTGTATGGATTGTTGGTTTGATGGGGGACTGGGTTAATGGGAAACTGAATGGCTGGATGTCCAGCTATTGGATATTTGAGTTTAGATGTCTAATAGTCCTTCTAAAACCGGAATTGCTACACAACGGCAATTGATGTCTGTTCCAGGATGGCCGGTATCTTTTGGGGGGTTATCCCATTGAAACTTTTTGCCATCGTGAGCTCTATGACTGGGACGAACTCGTTCGTCACCTGCCGTTTGCCAGACATACTCTTCCACACCTAATTCTTGCTGCCTAAGTTTAGTCAAGCTGGCGTTAAGCTTAGATGTTTGATCCCTTGCGATCAATTTCGCGCGGCGTCTAGTAATTCCGAATCTTTCTTGGATTTCTTGAGTCATTGAGTGAAATCTGCTGCCTTCCTGCAAGCCTCGCTCGATAGTCTGTGCGACTTGAGAGAGCTCCTGCGATGGAATGGAGCGGATTAATTGAGCATTTTGGCTTGCAAATAGTTTTAACTGATCTTGCAGCCATGGCTGATCGATAAAAATATCAATCCCGAAAACGGAATTGGTAATTCGATCGAACTGCTTTTTATTATACCAGGCGATCCTTGCGCCGACTTTCTCAGCTTCTGCAATCGTTTCGTCTGTTTTACCCTTTATATCTTGTATGACAGTATTTATCAATCTTTTTATTTCATCTTGAAAATCATCTTTTCGTGCATCATAGGATGGATAAAAGGACTCTACCTCGGAAATCAATTGTGGAATTGCTGGGATGATGATCTTTTTAATGAGTTCTTTTAATTCATTTGTAAGAGAGAAAAGGACGCGAATATATTCCCTTTCCTGAGAAGAGGGGAAGTGCCAGATAGGCGGTTTTTTCAACTTGACAATGTTAGGTTTTCCAACACGTCTTTGTCTGATTTTGGCAATTTGATCAATTGAAACCATGCATCCATATTCCAAAAAATGTTAAACAGTCGATCGAGTTCTGAGTCCTGTAGGCATAAAATCAGGGCCAATTCCTGGTGGGGGAGTCTCTTTTTCTTTCTTCTCTCTTTCCAAATCGGAAACTTCAGCGGGGTCATATCCATTTTTTCTCGACTCGAGATCCACTTCTGTATTCATAGACCAGCGGTTGCCACCGAAACGAGAGACAGCCACTTCAGCAGGATCAAGCACTCCTCGGTCGAGATAAATGGCGTCTGTTTCCGCGACGATTTTCCTGACGATGGCCTCTTGCTCTTCGGTGTTTTGCCATAGTGGCACAAACTGGATTGACCAATTGTCCTGTTCGAAACCACTGAAGGATCCATCTTTGGAGAGCATGATGTAGCGTGTGAGCTTTTCCAACATCGGTTTAAGCTTAGCTTCTTGTTCCTGTTTGACCATATCGTAAAAATTTCTAACGTCGTTATCTCCAGTTGCATTCATGCCTGCGGCGCTTCTTCCGAAGAGCAATGATACCGGGACGCCAGAGACCGCAGATAAAGCCAACATAAAGCGATCGAGAAGCTCTGGTATGCCAGAAATATTTGTGGACGCTTTTTCATATTTCTCCTCTGCATCCAATATCATTGTATTGGTTGCGCTTTTGGTTAAATTGAGTATGTCAAGACGCTTCATCACCTGATTGTCCGAGCATTGAGAGCTGATAAGCTCAGCGAGATTAGGGATTGAGAGGGTGTAATTGACGAAATCCTGCATGATCAGCCCAGCATTCGCGAACGCGGTTGAATAATTGCGGAGTTCATCATAGATGGATTGGATGAGTGGATCCCCCCATCCATTATTGAAATTTTGCTGTCTTGGAGGCAGCATGGACCAATCTGCACGAAGAATTCTAGAATGATGGACATAAAAAAGAGCTCCTGTACGTGTATCATTGACCGTATAGACATTCGGGAAGCCATAATTAGGATTATTCAGATCCTTTTCAAATGTCCCGTCACGGCTAAAAGATTGATACCGATCGAACACATGAAGCCATTTCACATCACGGATATTTCTTTCATCGACAGGTTCGTCTAATGGCAAGCCATCAGCGATACCCATCACGCAAAGAGCTCCGCCATATAATCGCGCCCATCGCAAGAGGGTCGTCAAATTGTGGTTGGTTTTAATCTCCTCCATCTTGCAGTTGACTGCCTGATCGGAATCACCTTCAATCTCCCAGCCCTGACGGACCATCTCAGATGGCACTAAATCGATAATGCGGCGAGTGACTCCATCCGATCTGTAGAGCTGATCCAGCTCTGCCTGCTCAAAAATTCTTTCCATGCGAAAGTGAGCATTGATGTTTTTGTCCCTTCCTCTGATGCCAAGACCTGTGAGGACATTCATCCACCCATCGACCTTAATTGCGCCGTCGTTATGGGGGACTCGATTTAGATCTTCAGCAGATTTTTTTTCAAAATTGTACGTAGCCATATACTCCAAGGATTTAGAAATCAAACAAATGCTTGGGAAAATGGGTACTTGGAAGGGACAGCTAGAAATTGCTGTCCTTGAGTCGATGAGTTCTTGATTTGGCGCATATCTGGAAAAAGAGGAACGCCATTCTAAAAAATTACCTTAGCATAGCCGTTCAAAAAAGAACAGACGAGAATTTAAGAAACAGCTATTCCCCCAGAAAAAGCGCGGTTTCTTGTGAAAACTCTTGTATTCTTCCGCGGCGTTTGATATCTTCAAGTTCGCGGAACACGCAGGAATTTTGTGTTTTCACGCGAGTTTTGTAAAAATAATTGCCGCGCTTAGAACACATATCGTGTTTGTTCCGCGGTGTTTGTGAAAATAAATACCGCGG